AAGACACACAGTTAATGCACTGCGGTCACCTCTTAAGAGAAAAGACAAGTGCTACTACAAGGTAAAGAGACAGTACAAAGTATTCCCTTCGGCTTATGCTTCAGGGGCAATTGCTAAATGTAGAAAACGAGGGGGCTAATGGCATTACCAAAGAATGGAGTAGCCCGAGAAATCCGCCACTATGTTGGCAGTCTATTCATATTCCTTTTAATTATATCGATCGTATTTATATTAATGCGATTCCCAGTACTAGAAACAAACAAAGAAGTCGTTATGATGCTAATAGGTACACTGGCCGCATCTATAGGACTTGTCGTTAGCACAATCACAGGCGCCAAGCCAGATGACGTTAACGCACTTAAATCAGACATCGAAAAGAAACAATTGCAAATAGACTCTCTTACCAAGGGTAAAGATGATCTAGAGCAAATGGTTATAAATCTGCAAAAGCAGATGTTAGACAACCAAGACGACGTAATGGATAAGATTATCCTTAAAGCAGCACTTGATTATGATGATCGCGTGCAGGCTAAGAAAATACTAAAAGAATAAAATGGCATTAACACAAGTAACATCAGATGTAGTAGACAGTTCTATAACTAAAACTGTATTTTTAACCCAGAGCGCATACGACGCGCTGTCTTCTAAAAACGCGTCTACATTATATGTGATAACAAATTAATTATGGCAAATGTATATTTAGGATCAGAATTACTGAATGGAGGGGGAAGCTCAGACTCTAATCAAGCCGGTGCAGGCGCAATAACTTCTTTAGCCATATGGTCAGGCACATACCAAGAATACCAAGCTATATCAACCCCCGATACAAGCACAATATATTTTGTGAAGGGCAAGTCAACAAGCGTCCCCGCTACAGGGTTTACAATTTCTCAAACTCACACACAGACGACTGCTAATACCCCAGTTACTTTTAGTGTAGATAGTGTAACAGGCGACCCTGATGGGCAGCCAGGAGAAGCTAGTTATACTTATAAATGGTGGATAACAGGTTCAACAGGCCCAACAGTAAGCGAGTTTACAACCCCATCAAGCGGGACAGGTATTGGCACAAGCCAAGCCACCGCAACGGCAATTTCAAATTCGTCTATTATACTAAGTAGCTCTACATCTGGTACCGTTACGGTAAATGTTGCTGTTTTTGACGGGGCCACTCAAGTAGGGTCGGCTCAAGCCTTTAATGCTTACACGATGTCAAGTACGGTGGTTTTAACATTTAATGTTACATATAGTAGTTCCGCTAGTTGGTTTTTTCAATGCGGCGGGCCTACGGTTTCTGCTACCGTTACTGCAGGAACCTCAAGTACAAATGGCGGTAGTATAAGATTTGGTGGAGAAGTTGATCCAGATGATTTTAGTATAGCAGTAACTCAACAAAGCAAAACAGGGGATGGAGTAATTGTTACAGAAATATGCAACGGGTACAGCGACGGCTTCGGTAAAAGAATGTACGCTCGGACTACAGATACTACCGCGGCTTTTTACCTTTATTAGCCGCGCAACTCTAGCTTTATAAAAAAAATAAAATAAAAAAAATTATGGATATATTTTGGGGAAGTGATTTGCTTATAGAGCCCACGCATAAAAACAGGCTAGTTATAAAAACAACCCAAACGCTTTCAGCTAGTAGCCTTAATTTCACTAATGGCGATGTTATAAATTTTATAATTGTTGGAGGCGGAACAGCTAGTTACGGAGGCAGAGTACACATAGGGAGCTTTACTGTAGCAAATAATGCTGTAGACTTAGTGTGCACAGTTGGCGCTTATAATGGCATTAGCACTATACAGGGGTTAGGTTTAAATACAATATCTTCGGAAGACACGTGGATACCTCAGGGGGGCGGCGCGTACCAAGGTATATATGGCTTAGGTGCTGGATCTTCTTCAGGAGTTGCAAATGCGGCAAACACAGGGAAACAGGGCAATAGCGCAAACACGGGAGTAATAATTTTATTTTATTAAATAATGAATCAATACGCAAAAATAAAAGAGAACAAAGTAGAAAACATCATAGTTAGCATGTCTCACCCCGAGCCATCGGAAGAGTATGTCTACATATATGAAAATATCAAGGGGATCGCAATAGGCGACGCTTACGACCCAACTGTAGGGTTTACACCGGTAAAGGGAGACGTAATAACGATAAATGATTTAAAAGACATAATTGACGAAAGCGAGGCACTAAAAAGAAAAAAAGAAATAGCGAGGAAAACTAGAAATAGAATTTTAGAAGAAACCGATTGGGTTATAACCACTACAGATCACCCTCAGCTTGAAGCTTATAAAACTTACAGGCAAAAGATGAGAGATTGGCCTTCTACAGAAAATTTTCCATATAACCCTCCGCAATTATGAATTTAGCTCAAAAAGTTGGGCGATTAAAACAAGTTTCAGAACAAGCTAGTTTTAAAATTTTTTCTTTTAATCACGGCCCAGACAATTATATTGTAGACTTTTCAGAAAAAAATATTAAAATTTTTTTAGAAGAAGAATATAATTCAGTAAAAAGAAAAAGCAAAAAGCTAGCTAAATATAACAAGGCAAAAGCGGAAAAAGTGCTTTGGGTTGATGAAGATAATAATGAACTAGGTTATGGAGAAGAAGGCCGATTAAGGTCTATAGAAGCTCTAAAAAAATAAAATTGAATAAAGTGATTAAAAATATATTTTCTATTCCTATATACTCTACTACAGTTAAAAATTTTAACGACATTCAAATTGAAGTTGAAGATGCCGTTGATATTATAGAGAATAAATTTTCTATGAAAAAAGAATGGGGTGATACTCATTATATATCCGATGTTACATTCACAGATAATATTATAGAAGAATGCAGTATGGGTTTTCTTTTAAATGAAATTAAAAATAATATAAAAGAATATAGAAAAGTTACTCCTTTTGGAAATAAAAATATAAGGTATTCTCTTGCGGGAGATCCCAAAATTACGGCATCATGGATAACAAAATTTAAAAAAAACAATTATTCAGCTATTCATGACCATGGCCCTGATGATATTTCCGGCTGTTACTATTATAAAACTAATGGATCTGATGGCGATTTCTTTTTTGAATCACCCTCAAATTGGGGCGGTAGGCACACTATAGCCCCTGAAGAAGGGCAATTAATATTGTTTCCATCATGGTTAAAACATGGCGTAACTACTAATAATACTAAAAACACTAGAATGAGTGTTGCGTTTAATATAAAGTTTGAAAGATAAATAAAATGGCAGTACGCAAAACTAAAAAGGGTGCAAATCTTAAACGCTGGTTTAAAGAAAAGTGGACCGACGAGAAAGGTAATCCTTGCGGTTCTGCTAAACGCAAAGGTGTAAAGAAGTGCAGGCCTTCTAAACGTATATCAGGTAAGACGGTTAAAACTTGGGGTGAAATGAGTAGCTCTGAAAAACGTAAAGCTGTTGCACAGAAGAAGCGTGTAGGCATGGGTAAACGTGCACCACAAATAAGAAGAAAAAAAACAAAACGTAAAAAGAAATAATTATGGGTAAAAAAGGAACAACTGTAATGCCTGGCGTTTATGCTAAGCTAAAAGGCAGAACTGAATCATCGAAACTATTGGGTCTTAAGAAAAAGTCTCCTATTAAAAAAATGAACTATAAATATTAAGCTATGCCAGAAAAAAAAATAACCGGTGGCGGTTATAGAATTAGCAGACTGAATATGGATAGACCTGTGGATTCTATGCCTACAACAATGCTAAATAGATTTAATTATGGCTTTCCTAGAATGAGTAGAAATTTTATGGAAGCGATAGAATCAGACCCAAATGCCAACAAGGAGATTAAGGCAGCTGTAGCTAAAGAAAGAAAAAAAGAACAATAAAAATAATATTATGTCAGAAGAAAAAAAAGAAGTAGTAAAAAAAGAAAAAGTACAAAAGCCTAAGCCGGCACCAAAACCTTACGTGGACATAAGATAATGCCACAAAAACTATCTCCCGCGGCTCGCAAAAGAAAAGCGGCCCGTGACCTTGCATATGCTAAAACTCCCCGGCGTCGAGCTATGAAGGCGGAGAACCAAAGAAAAAGACGCAGTGCACTTAAAAGGGGATTAAACATACAAGGTAAAGATTATGACCACAATAAAAAGAAGTTTGTCCCAGTTAAAACAAACAGAGGTGGTTATGGTAAAGGTACTAAAAAATACAACACAAAATGAGCACAACACCTATTACAACTAGGGTTAAGTCCTCTTGCGGGTGTAGCCATAGTGGTCCGCTTGCAAGAAGAAAGTCAAACGCACCTTCGCGCAAAAAGTCTAAGGGCTATTATGCAAAAGTAAAGAAAGGTAGCGGCTCTGGCTCTAAAGCCGGTGGCGGTATGACCGCTAAGGGAGTTGCTAAATATCGTAAGGATAATCCAGGGTCAAAGCTTAAAACAGCCGTGACAACTTCACCATCAAAACTTAAAAGAGGAAGTAAAGCCTGGAAGCGTAGAAAATCATTTTGTGCCAGATCGAGAAGCTGGAAGTCAGAGCGTGGTAAAGCAGCACGCCGTAAATGGAACTGCTAATATAACTTATATCAATCAAATCAAATTAAATGGCAATACAATTCGGATCGCCTAAAATAGTTAAAGAACTTAGTTTCAGTACAGACGCTAAGCAAAAACTAATAGACGGCATTAACAAACTAGCAAAAGCAGTAGGCAGCACACTCGGTGCGTCAGGAAGAACAGTAGTTCTTGAAGACGACTTTGGCAACCCACACGTTACTAAAGACGGGGTTACTGTAGCAAACTACATTAATTTAGAAGACCCAGTAGAGAACCTGGGTGTTACTATGCTTAAGCAAGCTTCTCGCCAAACTGCGTCTAAAGCAGGTGATGGCACAACAACCTCAACAGTATTAGCGCAAGCTATAATTCATAATTACTTTAATCAAAAGGGAGAAGAGTATTCTTTTAGAGACATTAAAAATGGTATCACTGCATTTGCAAAGCATACTATAAAAGAATTAGAAAAAAGAAGTGTTCCCGTTGATGACAAAAGATTAAACCAAGTTTCTAGAATATCAGCCAATAATGACACTGAGCTTGGTGACTTTATAGCGGAAGCATTTAAATCCGCGGGAGATAACGGAGTAGTTACAATGGAAACATCTCCTAGTAATGAAACGTATATAGATGTAGTAGATGGAACACATATTAATGCTACATCAAAAAGCATACACTTCTATACTAATAGAGAAAAAGAAGTAAGTGAATTGGATAAGCCATTAGTATTCTTATGTGCATCCGAGGTAACTAACATTAGAAGAATACAAACAATACTTGAGCATGCGATCAAGTCCAACAGGTCGTTATTGCTTATTGCCCCTTGCGAACAGCAGGTAGTGTCAGCTTTAGCAATGAATCACGTAAAGGGCAATATTAAGTGTAATATCATAGATCCGCCGTCGTTTGGGCTGAAGCGTAAGGACATACTAGATGATATTGCCCTTCTAACGGGTGCTACTGTTATTGATGAGAACTTAGGTGACTCATTAGATAACATCACCCCAGAAGTGTTAGGACAGGCCGATAAGGCTATCATAGATAATGATGGTACTACTCTTGCTATAAAAGAAGTATCACAAGAAGTTACAGAACGCGTAGATTATTTAAAAGCGCAGTTAGATGAAGAAGAGCACCATGTAATGCGCCCTCATTTAGAAAACCGATTGGCAATATTGTCAGGCGGAGTTTCTATAGTATATGTAGGCGGAGATACAGATGTTGAAGTTTCAGAAAAGAAAGATAGAGTTGACGATGCTATACACGCCGTTAGAGCTGCTAAA